CACCCCTCACGGGGACCCGATCAATTAGTACGGGTTGAGTGTGTATATCGAAATAAGCTTATACCCCTTCGTTCCTGGTAAGGTTTCCCTTATGGAACTTCTTGCCGACACAACACTGGATGAACCAGTGGTACCGAAGTCCAAGGCGCTCATCCCTGAGCGACCTGAACCACTTAGGTACTGTGCATAAACTGGCAAGACGACACCATTGGCCCGGCTAACTTTTAAATTGTTGCCGAACTTAAACGTGTCGAAGGTATAACCTGCCCAACCGTCACTTCGCTTGTGCGGCTTCGGTGTCCAGGCCCCTATAAGGTGCCCATCGCCGAAACCATCCGGACCCCAAATTCTGAGGTGCTCCGGAATATGAGCGAGAATCAGTGACGCTCTTTCCTCATCATACGCCCTCCGGTAAAAATTGTGGAGGACGAAGAGGTCAGCGTTGGTCAGCCGGTCTTTTACATAAACCGGTCTTATGTTGATACCTGAATGAAAGTCCGCACCGCAACTTTCGCGGAACGGCCCGTTCTTGAAGCTCTTAGTAAGGTTCACGGTAAACCCGCAAACTCCCAAGAGTCTTTCTACAGCATCGTAGGCTATGGATGGTGCAATAATATCATCACCATACACGGACACGACAGGCTTGGTTTTAATACCCAAGTCATTGTAGACATACTCCGAAGCGCTCTTTGTGAGAGCGTAGAAGAGTAGCGATTGCAACGGGAATGTAAACCCATTGCCCATCGAAGAGAACATCTCAAGGCGGCTGCGCTTATCGTATTTGGGATCATAAAGGCTCCCGCAACGAGCACACGAAAGGAGGTCGTACCAATCAGGCGGTAGCAAATGCCTGACTAATTCAACTGCCATAGTGTTTGACGCATCTTTCAGGTCCAGGGTTGCTAAATCCCCGGTTAACGAACCTTGCCTAGCCAGCCGTTGATTATTCGACTGGTCAGACAGGTCGATACCAAACCTGTTTAGGCGCTGTGCCATATACTCGCCGATACCCAACTGCAACATAGTGTTGAGCGTCGGTTGTTTAGCAATGACACGAAGCGTCTTATAGTTTTTCAGGGCGAAGCACAGAACTTGGTCGACAACTTCGACCTCAACTGAGGCTGGCTCGTAGTTCTTCCATTTGCGATACCCATCCGGGTCATCACAAAACTCTTCCATTTCGTCTTCCGACGATCTGAGGTACGCATTCCTACGCACCCTGGAATTTCTCCAGAAGAGGTGGTCCTCTACGACGCTCGGCATCTCCTCCAACAGTCTTCCGACGATTGGAGTGAGATCTCCGCTACACTGGAAGCTCGCAGCAAGTTTGTTTGATGCGCAAGCTTCCTTCTTCTTAACATTAACCGCTGCACCAGGTCCGAAACGCAGTTTAAGCTCACTGAACCTAGGCGCGCGTCCAAGTATATTGGCGATTTTACGCTGAGCCGCAAAAAGTTGCGAGTCAACGTCCAGGGGAAACATAAAAGACCCCTGGGACCAACACCTGAACGCACGATTCGTTTCAGCGCATTTGCGCTCGGACGCTTCGAGTGAACTACGTGCTACGGCTTCACGGTCGTACCCACAGTCGATGTCTGCTCGCTTTGAAAAGAAGGCGATGCATTGTCGGGCATGGATGGCGTCGTAAACACCGATGCTATTGTAGTCCAGTTCGAAACCGCACAACTCATAAAGAGTCCCACTACCGACAAGAATGCGGCGGATGCGATCCCCGATTGGGGCCGTAATTTCGTGGGCGTGCGAAAGGGCGAGTTCTCTGAGTATTTCATCAGTCTCTCCTGTTGTATACCTGTAATCCCAGCGCGGATTGCGCATAATTGTCTCCATAGAAGAAAGGGGAAAAGGTAGTCGAGGCGCCTATTAAGTCGGCGCCACCAGTTGGTCGAATAGCTCAGGCAGAGGCCCAGTTGCAACCGGCGCGACGCTGGTGGAAATAC